TCCGCTACCGTTTTGCACCAAAGCACTTGGATTTCCCTGAGCGATTAAAGAAGGGCTTCCAGTAGCTCCGCCACCGCCACCACCACCACCGTTACTAAATGACGCTGGTTTTCCTACCGCTGAAGCGTTAGACCCACCATACCCACCATTTGCGTACAAGCTTGAATAATAAGTTGTTCCCCCTTCATTACCGACAGCGGCAGTAGCAGATGCGCCACCCGCTCCAATAGTTGCGTAGCTAGAGGCAAGGACCCAACCGTAAGTTACGCCGCCGCCGCCACCGCCGCCAGAAGCGGTAGTAATCGCACCGCTACCGCCAGAACCTCCACCGCCAGCTATCACGGCAAAGACCACGCTTATGTCTTCCGGGATTTCTACAAATCCTGTGGTAGTTACAGTTCTACGAAGACTCAGTCCTTTAGGGACGACGCCAAATTTCTTTTTAGATAACATAATTTATCACCAATATAGCAGGACTATGCCCTGCCCTCCATTTCCGCCTAACGTACCTGCTGGACCAGCTGAACCTCCGCCGCCGCCGCCGCCTACTCCACCAGCACCGCCAACTCCTGAGGTAGCAGCCATACCTGGTCCGTAAAAACCTCCACCGCCTGACCCGCCAGCAAAAACTAAAGAACCCGTGGCACTAAGAGAGCCACCACCCTGAGTAATGCCCCGTCCACCTGCCCCGCCAAATATTGTCGCACTACCTGAAGAGAGTAAAGTTCCGCCTCCTCCACCGCCTGCTGTACCTCTGCCCCCTGAACCAGCTACAGCATTATTATTGCTAGTAACCATGCCCCCTCCTCCACCGCCAGCAGACCCTGGGCTACCTGAAGAAGAAGAGGAAACTGCTCCAAAAGCAGCAGCTCCTCCAGCTCCTCCTAGCTGATACAAGTTAGTGTTGGCTATGCCGCCAAGCACGGCGGCTGAGCTTGTAGTTCCGCCACCTCCGCCAGCACCTCCAAAAGTATTGTTAGAGCTTGCTGCATTAGAGGCAGCTCCAGGAGCTCCAGGAGGAACATAAAGGCCGCCATATTTAGTGTAACCACCATTAGACCCTCCATTTCCTACGCCATTTACGCCAACTCCGCCATTGCCAATAACAGCATATCTAACTGCAGGAGTCCAAGCTGCAACTACTTGACCAGCTCCGCCACCGCCGCCTGCGCCTAAAGTAGGGCAACCACCACCAGCCCCACCGCCGCCAACTAAAACGGCGTAAACATAATTAATTTCAGGCGGGATGTCTATGTAACCTGTACTCAACACCACTCTGCGTAATGCGATTTTAGAAAACGTATTACCAAGATTTTTTCCTGTACCTTTATTCATAAACTTCTCCGTTTACCAATAAAGCAATACAGCGCCAGAACCGCCATTAACACCAGCAACGTTAGTGCTTACAAAGCCTATTCCGCCGCCTCCGCCGCCACCTACTCCGCCTTGACCGCTGGAGTTAGAGACATCTCCCGCCGCCCCTGGTCCTACAATACCTCCACCGCCACCACCGCTAAAACCGCTAGAAGAACCAAGAGAAGCAGAGGAACCTGTACCGCCTGGGTAAATGCCGTTTCCGCCATTACCGCTAGTAACAGTTACTGTACCTGCCTGTGTAGCAGCCCCGCCACCGCCACCGCCAGTTATACCATTTCCGCCCTTACCCGCAGTACCAGCTCCACCGTTAGACGTACCAGCTGCGCCGCCGCCACCTCCAGCAGAGCCTGGACTTCCAGCACCGCCCGTTACAGGGCCGCTACCACCAGAGCCAGCTCCACCAGCTCCGCCTATTTGGTACACAAGCGTAGAAGAACCGCCAGCTGTACCGCTAGTTCCGTTAACCGCAAAACCGCCGCCGCCGCCTGAGCCATTAGCGCCAGTTACTCCAGAAGTGCTGCTTGACCCTCCGCCACCTCCGCCACCAGAGGCATATAAAGTTGAGTAGTAGGTTGTTCCACCTGAGCCGCCTGCGCTAGCGGGTACACCTACGCCACCTGCACCAATAATTGCGTAGTTAGAAGCGGGAACCCAACCTGAAGTAACTGCACCGCCACCGCCACCGCCACCTGATTGAGCGTTAGACGCAGCACCGCCACCGGCTCCACCGCCACCAGCTAAAACGGCAAATACAATAGGGACGTCTGGCGGAATGTCCACATAACCTGTGGTAACTATTGTGCGTTGAAGGCTTATTTCTTGAAAGGGAACACCAAACCCGTGAAGAGCGCCTTTGTTCATTTTAGAATGACCCGCCTAAAACGGTAATCATGTAACCTGCAGTATCTGCGCCAAACAAGCTGACTCTAATTGAATAAGAAGCGTTAGTTAAAACTAAGTTGCTAAATGTGACTGAGGTAGTAAAAGGGGCTACTGTTGCCGAAACTGTAGTAGCGGTAGTTTGAATAACCTTGATAGGCCAATAAGTTGTTCCGTTATACACGTGAATAACAATTAAGTTGTTTGAGGTAGTACCCAATCCTACGATATCGATTTCGTCAATACGAGCGCCCGAAGCTGGGGCAGTATAAACAGTAGCTGGCGCACTAGGTGTTGGGCCAAAAGGTGTTGTGCTAGCTGTCGTACCCGTTGAGACAGCAGCGACTACAGGTGTGGCAGCAAAAGCTGGTGTATTTGCCATTTTATTTTCCTTACTTAAAGTTATTGACTAGATAAGTCCAGTCGGTGTATTGTAAATTAATTGTACCAGTCGTAGTAAGGCTGGTAAGTGCTGGAGTTGTACTAGGGTTAAACGCAAAGGTGTTTGAAGTTGCAGCGATGCTTAGGTTCGTCCCAGCCGTAAAGTTAATAACTTTAGCCGCCGAACCGTCATACGTGTAAAGGTCAATTCCTTCAGATGAACCTGTATTTGCTTTAATAACGAAAGTCTGTGCAGCAGTAGCTACGGCAGTGGCCCACGACGGGGCTGTTCCTGGGCCATTTGATTTTAGATATAAGTTAGCTGTTCCTGTAATAACACCGCCAGCTTTTACTTCAGCGGCTAAATCTATAGAGCTTAAAATTCTTTTTGTCATATAATTTCCTAACCAATCACTACTGCGCGGTATTCATTACCCGTAAGAGTTGAAGATTGAAGCGTTAAAGTAACGCTGTTAACGCCCACAATTACTACGTCTACCTCTACTTCAGTGTTTGCGATAGAAGCCGCAACTGTGTAAACCCTGACTATTATGTCCGTAGTTCCTAAGTTATGAGTTACAGTCCAAGTTATTATTCCAGAGGTTGCGGTTAGCGCGCCGTTATTAACGGCAAATTTTCTAGGTAAGCTAAAGCCTGTTTCAGCTAAGTTAGTTCTAGCGGCGCTAGCAGTAACAGCGCCAGTTCCGCCTTTTGTAAGCGGTATAGTAGTTCCGCCCCAGCCGCCTGTACTGCTAATAACATTGATGCTATTTATGGTTAAACCGTCAAGTATCCTAAAATAAGAAGTAGGCGCAGCGTCATATGTATAAGTTCCGACGTGAATACCATAAGTGGAAGACACCCCTCCAGTTTGTACCGTGCCAGCGTTGTTCCACCAAAGTTGTGCTTGGTTGGCGATTCCAATATTAGTCTCTACTGCAATTGGCTCAGACAACGATAAGCCAGGAGTGGAAGAGTTTAAAGGGGTTGAAATTCTTATAGGATTAAAATTTCCGTCAGATCCAAGCCTAAATTGCGGAAAAGCAATACTAGACGAACGCGCGGTTAATAGGGTTCCAATTGACCTAAGTCTTCCAGAACCTATGTAAGCAGTAGTTGTATTTACAAGAAGAACTGTAATTGTTGTAGAAGTTACCGAGTCCACAATATAAGTACCATTAAAGATACTTGGATTAGCGTTAGATATAAGGATTTGACTACCAGCTACCGCAGTATGCCCCGCAGCAGTTATTGTCCAACTATCAGTACCTGCGTCTAATGAAATAGCCGTAATACCAATAGTTGGGTAAACTCCTGAAGTACCCGTGATGTTTAAAGCATCTACGTCTCCTCGGGTCGCAGTTATTGAAACTGTGCCCTCAGGAGTTGCAGAAAGTATGGTAGTTCCAGCTGAGTTTTTTAATTTAAAAGCAGAAGAGGTTTGATAAGCAGTAGCCGTTCCGCCAGATATATAAGTACCTGGGTTTGAAATGTTATAGTTTACTGTAAATGAAACTCCAGCTACAACTGAGATAATTACCCAAGGGGTTGAACCAAGAAGATTGTATCCAGTAGGGCTAACTCCAGAAATAACTATTCTCTGACCTGCAGTGAACGTGTGCCCAGAAGCAGTATAAGTAATAGTATTGCTACTAAATACCGCGTTGCTAATAGTTGCAGTGGCTACTACATATCCTGAAAGAGTCAGCGCATCAGCAGCAGTAGAGATAATAGAAACAGAGCTTAGGTTAGAAAGCGCGGGGTTTAAACCTAAGGTGACGGCGTTAGTTCCACCATCCCACGATGTGCCCGAGCTAAACCCTAAGTTAGTAGTGGTTAGCCCTAGAGAATAAGTGGTGCTAGCTTTAACTGTAATGTTGGATGAACCATTAAAACTAACTCCGTTAATATTTCTAGCGGTAAACAGCGCACTTGCGGTATCTGCATTTCCCGTTAAATTACCTGTAAAACCCGTGGAAGTTACGGAAGTAAGTCCCGTAATAGTTGTTGAACTACCGCCTAGTGAAATAGCAGTTGTACCTATAGTGATACTTGAGTTAGCTAAATCTCCATTTACAATTGAAGATACAGAAGAAAGAATTCCTGATGCGCTAGTTTTTACAAAACCTGCAGTAGTCAAAGGCGTAGTTATAGTGCCCGTAAAAGTTGGTGAGGCTTTAGGAGCTTTTGCGTCCAAGTCAGTTGTAAGGTTTGTAACTTGTGATTCAGTTATTTGAATAGGAGTTGACCCAGCAGCAGTTAGGCGCCCGTATGAATCAACAGTAAATGTGGGAACTGCCGTAGCTGAGCCATACGAATTGGCACTTACCGCAGTAGTTGCAAGGTCAATGTCGTTGGCATTTACGACTATACGAGCAGCATTTGCTGTACCTACGTTAAACGCATTTAAGTCTGCATACAAACCAGCGCCAGCAGTAATGCTTGAAGCGCCAGAAAACTGGGTAAAGTTAATAGGATCGCCGCTAAGAGCAACCGATCCAATTTTTATACAAAACTTTGTGCCAGAAGTAGCTGTTCCCTTATTAGTCTGAATCCATTGAGTACCGCCATTGGTATTAGCAGAACCTGGAATTAACACATAAACAAGGTCACCAGAAGCAACCTCGCCAAAATAAGTGTTGTCGTAGTCAATGGTTCTAGTTAGAACAATGTTAGTTCCTACCGAGGTTACCCTATATATACCGTTTTGCTGTTGAACTGCTTGGTCTTTAACTAGTACTCGGTCATTTGCGACTAAAGTTACGTTGTCTATAGTGGGGTAAGTAGATGCCGCGTATGTAAAAGTAGCCCCGACACCATAACCGCCATCGCCATTAGGTCCTGTACCGTCTACGTAAGTTCCTGTTAAAGCAATAGTGGTGGCCGCACGAACAGAGTCATGGGCATTAACACCTTGGGCAATTTCATCTACATAAGCTTTAGTAGCTATTACAGTAGTGTCAATAGACAGTGCGCGGGTTGCACTACCATCAAAAGTATTTGAGTAGCTGCCCCCAATAAAAATACCACCATTAGTAGTGGTGCTTAATGCGTTATTTAAAGTAAAAGTAGACCAAGACCTAGTGCCATCAGCTTGGGATATTAAAGCATAGCCATTTGCAGCAGGCACGCCTAAATTAGGCTCTGCTTCCGCAAGACTTAAAAAGTTATAGCGGTCTATAGATACCTGTGTAGCGGGTACTCTAGCAACTTTACCTGAAAGAATTTTAGCCATTATAGCTTTCCAAAATGCTCAAGGTAAGTTTAATGGTGCTGGAAGCGCTGGCAGAAGCTCTTAAAATATGGTTTTCTTGAATTACCAATTTTCCAGTAGTAGCCGAAGCGGCATCATTCGCTGGAATAGCAAAGTTTTTAATTAATTCAGTTTCAGTTGAGTCTGCAGGAGAATAGTGAGATACCGTGGCTGTGGCAGTAGAAGCAGTAACATTAGCTAACTGAGCCATTAAAACAATGCCATTGTACCCAGTAGTAGGCGTATAGACATTCTGCGTGGCACCGCTCGCCAGAGTTACCGATAAAGTTTTAAATACGTTTAACGCAACAGCCATTAGTTCTTCACCTCAAGTGCAAACAAAGTTGTGATAGCGTCGTCAAACGCAGTAGGGTTCTCTTTAGCAATTTTGTGGACTTCAGGATTGCTGTGAAAAATGGAAGTAGTCACAGAGCGCAAAGCGTCATTAACTATAGCGGCAGTATCTTCGCCGTAAATCTCATAAACTTTTTTAATTTCATCCGCCATTAGGTTTTCCACAAAAGCGCGTAAAGTTTTAACTGTTAGAGAAGTGTTTCCAGGCATAGATGACGCATCAAACTTTTTCATATTTTTAACCTTCAATAGCTAGGATGTACGGGGTCATAACGGCAAAAAGACTCTTATCAAAAGCCACACCTTGGATAGTTCCAGAGGCGCGGTTAATCATTAAGTCATTACCAATACGGAAGTCACCTTTTTGGTCGGTGCTGGTATAGAAGACTTTTCCGCCGTTGGTCTCTCGAATTTCCTTAGTCTGGTCAGGAATACCGCCAGCTTGAGGAAGAGCAGTTCGTAAGTCAGTTCCTGCACCTGCGTACTCAAACGTGTGACCTGAAGCAGTAATAAGGCTTCTCTGAAAGAAATTAGCAGTTCCCGAAGTTACGTCATTTGCCAAAGGTTCTAGCAAGGTAATTACATAATTACCTCCACCCAAATCTTGAACGCCGTCAACTGTGTAGTAACTAGCGGAAGAATCTCCCGTAAACTTAACCACGTTATTAACCCTAGGTTTAGTCAAAACTGGGGTTACAGAGTTGTCTACGACATTAAGCACAGAAACAGTTGTAGCGTTTTTGGCAAGTGTGCCGTTAGTTCCGTGATACAAGTTAACGCTAACTCCGTCAGAAACAAGGCCGTAGTTTCCAAATGACGTATCAGAGCCAATAAGCGAGCAGAATCCGCCGCTCTCGCACCAAATGCCATAGTCACAAGCGATTGTATAAATACTGACTAGCTGGGCATAACCTTGGTTAATAATATGAATACCATAACCGCCTTGGTTTACCTGCGTAAACTGACCGCTAACCATTGATTTACCGCCTTGGGCGAGGCTGCCGTCAATACGCATACCTGTTCCAGTAGTAGTGATAGAAGAGCAGTTATAGATATAAGGGCTGGCAGTAATTACTCCCGCGCCCGTAGGCGGAAATGCGATAGCAGCTGCTGGATATTCGTGTTTTTTAAAAGTTATTTCTTTTACATAGCAAGCGTTGTTAACATAAAAAATATCTTGCGTAAGATTCGCGGGTATTACACTTACTGAGCGAAGGCTATCTCCAACTATTGACGTCCTAGTAGGAATAGTGAGTGGGTTCTGTTCCGTATATTCCCCGTTTTTAACAAACACAGTAGAGGTGTATAGAGGGTCAGCTGCAACCTTTATAGCAATTGCAGTCAATGCAGCTTTAATAGTAAGGAACGCGTGAGATAGCAAAGAGCCGTCATTTGAGTCATTACCGCTTTTAGATACGTAGTAAACATTAGGGGCAGACTCGGGCTGAGCCAGCTCGCCCGGAATACCTTGTGAACCAGTGTCACCCTTAGGTCCCTTTTCAGGAGATACTACAATCTGCGTAGGATTTTGGGACGTAGCAGTAGTAGGTGTGACTGTAATCTCAGTCGCGGGGGAAGGCGTTACAATAATTGTGTCAGTCATTACTGGGTCACCTGTGGGTAAACGAATACCTGTCCACGCAGGTAAGTCTGCGAGAACGTGGAGTCTGACTTAGAAGTTGTCTGAAGATCCCAGAAACAGCGCATTGGGATATTAGCTGTGGTTTCTTTAGGCAAGGTTAGCTGAATCTTCTTTAGTACTGCGTCATATACAGTAATAGTGAAACTAGCCCATAGTGTAGGAGAACCAGGATAGGTTCTAATCTGCGCCTTGAATACCAGGTCATTGAAGTCGAATGTGTCTGGGAAGTCAAGGATTACCGAGAAGCTGTCACCCTGCTGCATAATCATGTCGTAGATAGCAGTGCTGCTAGGAATGACTGTGCGGCCATTAAGGTCATTTTGCATATAGACACGTTCTGGGCTGGTAGAGTCGTCAACTTCTTGTGGGATGTACAGAGGAACAAGCTTATTAGTTGTACGACTCACGCGGCGTAGAGTTCCCATCTCAATTCGCCATAGGCCAATGTTAAGCGCAGAACAAATACTCTTGTAGTGTTCCATACGCTGATTGATAAGCGCAGTAAGCTGGCGGAAACGTTCTGACCTAGGAATGCTAACACCATCAGGAGCATTGATATCAATGTCATATGACGCGTCCGTAGCTAGGGCAAATAGGGCTTCTACGGTACACAGGACGATCAACGGGTAAACTTCGATCTCAGGTAGCGAGTCGATGGTAATACCCCTGTTAAAGCTGTCTGTGCGGTTGTGAGTGTGCTGTAGCACAGCAGTGTTTACGAAGTTTGTAATCTCTTCATCAGAGAAATAACGCCACACATTTCCAGTAACAGTGAGTGTGTGACCAGCCGCAGGAGCGGCGGTGCAGTGGATAACTCCATACGTGGTCTCAACTGTGTAACCCGCAGGGTTAGCCAGGATAGTGGAGTTATCTTTAACTAGAAGAGTAATAGCGTCTACTGGCTTAACGCCCAATGTAAATGTAGTGGTAGTCCCATCGCCTGTAAAGGTCTTAGTAAACTGTTTTGCTTGGTCATTTATCTCAGTACGTACCTTAGTGATAAGGTCTGCAAGAACCGCCATAATTAATCCAACCTAACAAATACGTCACTTATATAATGACTGATAATGAGCAAAAAGTCTTGATAAAAAGAAACAGCGGGCAAGCAGCCCGCTGTCTCATTAAAAGTATTGTCTAGTATCTAGTTGATACGTAGCCCTTTTCTTCGAGGTGAGCGGCTAAATCCGGGTTCACTTCGTACTTCTGTCCAGCTTTAAAGCTGTAGTAGTTTCCAGCACCGAAGGTCATGGACTCAATGTTATCCGAAACACGGATAGTGATTGTGGCCTTTGCATCGTCGCTCTTATTAACGATGTCTAGGACCACTGGCTGTGCGCGCATTGGCTTAGTGGCGTCAATAACTTCTGTTTCCGCCTTGACAGCTGCCTCAACCTGCGCTAGAGCAGCCTCATTCTGACGAGCAGCTTGGTCTTCAAGCTGCTGTGCGACCTGTGCGTCGCGCTGACGACCTGTGAAGTCAGCTGGTTTCTTTTGTGTTGCCACGGGGTATTCTCCTAATTAGTGTCTCGGTATTGCGGGGTGTTAAAAGGGGGGCCATTGCTGACCCCCCTCGAATAACTAGTTGGTTGAAGCTACGATTACTGCCTGGTCAGTGATTAGACCAAGACCGAAGATCGAGTACCATGCAAGGGCGTGCTCACGACCGAAGTCTAGGATACCACCATCGCGGAGCTCCACTGGAAGCGAGATAGCGTGACCGAATGCGTTGTCACCAATGAAGATGGCGTCATAGCGGTCAGCTGAACCGTTACCTGTGAACTCGTCTGGGCTAATGTAGCCACCACCAGCAGCAGGGGTAGGGTTAACGACTGCAGTGTCTGTAGTCCAACCAGTACCAGCACCGCCACCGACCTTGCGGACCTGAGTGGTCTCGATGAAGACGGTGTCGTATAGGCGACCGATTTCACCAAGCATGAAGTTACCAGGAGCAGCGTACTTAGTTACTTCGATGAACTCAGCGGTGTCGCGCAAACGGCGGCTCTGGTGAGGGTGAACGAAAGCAACATAGGTCTCGCCTAGACGAGGGATGTTCTTGGTTGATAGGCTCTCAACGGCGTCCTTAACGGTACGAGGAGTCAGGTGGAAGTTACCTGTCATCGCAGCGTTGCTGGTTCCGTTAGTACCGTAACCGTACTGGTTGAAGTTACCAGTACCGTTGGTGATCGCGGTCATGTTGGTGCGGTCTTCACCATAAATCTTAGAAGTGGCACCGTATAGGGTGTCGCGGCTAAGCTTGTCTAGGTAAAGGGCCATGTTGCGACCTAGTAGACGCGAAGCTGATGCCATTACGTCATCGAACGAAGCGTTAAGAAGAAGCTCTGATACGGCAAGTGCGTAACCGTGCTCCGAAACGGTGATCGAGAACTGCTGTGCAGTCAGTGCGTTAGTCTGCATACGAACACCTTCGACAAGTGCCGAAGCAAAGCCGAGGTTGTTGTAACGCAGGAAGTTAATCTGAAGACCTGGTGCAACACCAAGTTCTGTCTTCTTAACGGCGAATTGCTCAAAGCGAAGGATAGGCATGGCCTGGAAAAGGATTTCCTTTGACCAAATCTGCTGAATCGCCTGAGTAAGCTGGGTGTTTGTACCTGAGTACGATGTCGGGGCGGCGGCTAAATTACCTGTACCCGTAATACCTGATGCCATTTTTATGGGCTCCTAAGTTGAAATTGACTTTTTGGTTTTATGGGTTCCCGAACAAACCCTGTCCGCGTCCGCGAGCTTTATCACTCAAAAGACGTTGACGGTATTGTGCATATTCGTTCATCGGCATGGCAGCAATCTCTTGAGCCGTAAGCGTACGTTGTTCCGAATTGATATCCAATGGTCCGGTGGGAGGAGTTGTGACGCTCGTTCCCTTCATATCCCTGCGAGCAGTCTGCATTGCTGCCTGAGCACTCTCAAGAATTCGAGCTGAACGTTCTTTCAAACCTTCGATGCTCGCTGCGACCTCGTCCGGGGTTTCCCCCGAAACAAGGTCTAGTAACTCGGGAATAATATTTTCCCGCTCGGTTTCAAGCTTTTGTTGCTTGAACTCGGAAAGTTCGGAGTACTTCTTCTCAAGCTCCCATAGTGCAAATCCTCGTTCACGTTCTTGGCGTTCACGATCCAATTGCTCTTGCCATTCGCCTTCCTTCTGCTTTAGAAGGTCACGAATGTCCATATCAGCTTCAGCCTTTGTGCGTTGTTCTGCAGTCTTGGCTTCTTCTTCCGCACGCTTAGCAGCGATTTCCTCTTCACGCTGACGCTTAAGCTCTTCGAGCTCAGACTTCAGTTTGTCGATCTGCGGGTAAAGTTTGTCTTTTTCCTGGGTGCGTACCCTAGACAAGTCTTCGTCCGTATAGAACTTAGAGTTACTAGGTGCATCAGTAGAAGGCACTGATGTAGCAATTGACGCGTCAGCGCCAGGACTTGCTACCGTTGGAGCTGCTGTATTGGCTTCAGAAGCCTCTGCAGCATTTGATGATTCTGCTGTACTCATTTATATCCTTAGTTTTTATAGGGCGTTTTCCAAGTGTGTCTAGGACACGTATCACATATAGCCGCACGTTATATTCTCAATATTAAGTTTTACTTGATATCCGTTTGTTTTGTTGCTAAATATCAATTATTTTTGATAATCTTGCGGAATTTGTCTTTGAGGTAGGCGAGTTCCGTAAGCTTCTGTGACTAGGCGAGTTCTAAGTGCAGTTTCGCCAAGTGCAAGGTTGTCCATAGTCTGTGGATCAAGGGTTGGACCAGCAACAGGAGCTACTTCTTGAGGGGCTCCACCAGCTGGTGCGCCACCGCCTCCAGCACTTGTGCCATCCTGTGGAGGCAGAGTACCAGTCATGGTCATAATCTCTTGTTCAATTTCAGTCTGGATGAGGCGTAGCGCGCCATCGGCTACTGCATCATCAATAAGTTCTCTACGGATTTCCTGGAGCTTAGACTCTGGGAATTCCTCACCAAGGTCGCGCAAAGCGCCTTCTTTAGACTGCAAGCCAAGTGATAGCAAGGATTGAATCTCGTTAAGCACAATTAGCTTATCTAGAGGCAGCGGTGGTGGGAAGTGACAGTAAGTACGGTAAGTCTCTGGGTCATTAGGGTCCAGCTGAGTCAACTGCTCTGGCTTAGGTGTGGCTTCAGTGTCAGGGTTAAGCGTGAATGTCTCTGGCTCTTTAAATGCTAAAGTACGAAGTACAAGGGAGTTAACTCGCTCAAGACCGTGTGCGTATTGCACAATCTTCTGGTGATAGCGGTTCATCAAAGGCTGGAACATAATGCTAAGAGCAACACCAGAAGTGTTAGATACTGGCATAGCTTGACCAAGAGCAGACTCTGGTACACCAGTCATTTCGTGCATTGCCTTCTTTAGGCGGTCCATGAAGTCCATAGCACCCTTAAGACCCTGGCCTCCACCTTCAAGGTTTTCTACACGAGCGTCTTTAGGAAGGCCACCCCATACCTTGTTAGCGCCCTTTTCTAGCTGACTAGCCTTAGCACCGATAATAACGGTAACAGGAGCTGCGTGGTAGTTAATAATATCTGCGATGTCTGTGGCAGTCTCATTGTAAATACGGTTAATGCTGATGATTTCGTTACAGTCAGCCAGTCCCCAAGGAGAGCCAGATACGCGCACATTAGGAATGTGGACAATAGGAATAACGCCCAATGGGTTAGGGCGTGAATCAATCATTTCATCATTGATGTATTCTTCGATGTGGTCATCGGTAAGAATCTCAGTGTAGGTGTAAACCTGACGAGTTCCTTCTAGCGAGGTACCCCAGAAACGGTACTTAAGCTTAAAACGGATTAAGCGCTCGCGGTCGTGAGGGTGAAACTCAGGGAATGCAAAAGAGGAGTTTAGAGGTAGGACACGAACTCGCCCTGGGTGGATACCACCAGCAGGGTCTTGATAGCCTTCTTCGTAAGCTACCTTAATAAAGCAGTCACCAGAGACAGAGCCTTGCTGGCCAATTTCCCAAAGAACGGTTGCTTTATTGTTGTCAACTTCCCAGACACGCTCTAGAAGGCTAGGGATGATAGCTTCGGTAGCTTTAACGCTACGGAACTGTACGCCCTTGCTAAATGTGAAGTTAATAATAAAATCTGTGATTGCGCGGTAATAATTTAGAACTACCGATGGCTCGCCAGCTTGGCGGCGAAAAGAAGTGTGGTGGCCTAGGTACATAGCCCAGTTAAGAGAGTAACGGTTTAGGCGAGGGCCGTGGACTTCAAACTCTTCGTCTGCAAGTTCTACTAGACCCAGAGGCGAAATGGAAATTGTAAGGTCGGATGATGCAGCTCTATAGGAAGGAGGGGAAAAATCAATCGACATGCTACAAAGCGCTTCCGGTAAGATTAATGGTAGTGATTACAGTGTACCGCAAAAGTTGACCTTTTTTTAGCAGTTTACTATTTAGCAATTGGTTTATTGACTCTTTTAGTTACTTTTTTAGTTACATCCGTATTTATACGAGCTTTTTGCTGTTCTTCTTTTTTGTCCATAGCTTCTTGAGCGTAGTCACGCATACGCGGATCTACCTTCTTTTCAGAGTCTACGAACTGACCGCCCATTTGCACGTACTTAGTGTGTACCCAGTGGGCTGCTGCAGGAGAAGGATACTTAGAGAAACGAGTCTTTGCTTGGGTAGTAATCATGTTCCAAAGGCGTGGGTTAGTTGGTATCTGCCTTGGCGTTTCTTTTACTTCTTGACCCTTAATCAGAGCCATAACACACCACCTTATAAGAAACATAACCCCGCCCGCCTATTGGCAGACGGGGCTATGCGTTAGCGAACTTAGTCCTGAACCTGAGCAGGGTTTGGGTGCTGCTGGCGGGAACCATTGCGGAATACTTCCTCAATTACGTTCGAGCCGTGGTCTTCAAAGGCTGCGCCTGAGAACTCACTAAGGTAGTCCTGTGATTCTACCCAAGCAGCTGAACCGACGTGAGCGCGCTCGCTCATTGTCTCTTCAGAAGACTTGGTGTGTACAGCTGCGTTACGGTTTGGGCGACCTGCGGCAGGAGTGTAACCCTGCTGAGCTCCCAAGATAAACTGGGTTGGAACGTCCGTGTCAGTTCCGATGCCTTCTTCAAAACGAAGTGGGCCGCGCTGACCAGGAACTGCCGATGCCATCTTACGGTCGTAAGTGATTGGAGCACGTTCTGGGAATGTTGGTTCTGGTGCGATTGACATTAATATCTCCTAAAAGGTTGAGGCCTCTATACAAGTGTTCTATTAATTTGCTTATTTCGCAGGATAAACGCAAATTAATTTAACGATAAAATGGAGAACTACTAACTTCTACAGAAGGCATCGTTAGGTCTAAGGTCAAACTAATAGCAATAGCCAAACTATCGGCAAAGTCATCGTGAGCATGAGCTTCCACTGGAGCGTGCGCTAAGAAGTTAGGGCCTTGGAACTTAACCTCAAGGTCAGTCATCTGCTGATAGAAACGTTTCCACGCACGTAGTCTTCTAGTGCTAGCGTGTGCGGGCCAGCCAATTAAGCGGCGTTCAATTAAAGTCTTTAGGTGCTTCCATCTCTTAGACTGCTCTTGCTGGCTACTTTTAACTGAGATTACCTCAGCTCTTGGCAACAGTAACCTTAAACGCTGGGCTACAGCATCTCCGACACCATTAGCATCAACACCCACATATAGGATGTTGTAGTTCTCGAGGAAGTTTACAATCTGAAAATACTGGTCTTCCCAGTCATCATTCTGAATCTCAAGCCAGTTAAGAATGCGATGGTCATAGTAGCCAAACTCATCAGGCCTATCCCAATCCACCCAAACTACAGTGACTACAGTAGAGTCCATCTTACGGGCAGGGTCAATACCCACAATTACTGGAGTACGGTGCCAGGCTTTAACTGTTTCCTGAGAGGTATCGCCTAGCTCATCCATAATGGTTGAAGATATAAACATACCGCGCTCAAGTAGCCACTTACAGTTATAGGCCATTTGGAACTCATCAGAGTCTTCACCAATACGCAACATTTCCTTGCGCACGAACTTACCGTAGTCATCGCTAGCCTTAGCAACGTCACGCCAGTCCCACTGGAAGTGGTTCTGCTTGCCGCCACGCCCAGTAGCTCGGCGTTTGTTGAGTTGGATTGCCCTGTAGAAGTTGTTCTTATGCGTGGTAGGCGTACCAGTTTTTACCATAGTACCGTTGGTAGAGGCGAGCATAGGGCCAATAGACTTAGCCACGATGAAGTCGTCGGCTTCCTGGCACTCATCAATCACAATAAGGTGGAAGGTTTTAGACTCAATCTTGGCTCTAGGGTTAGCGGTCATCATCATTACTGAGGAATTAGACTTAAGAAGCTTTACTTGCTTAGTGACGCCAGCTACTTTTTTAGCCTCGTCGTCAATCTCTGGGTCTTCAAGGAGTGCCAACGCGTGCTCACTGGTAAGACGAGTTATAACGCGAGAGAACAACGTTTCAGCCTGGCCTTCTACAGGGGCGAATAGACCCACCCAGAGGCCGTCCTTGAACCTTCCTAGCAGGTCGGGATACATTTTGGCAAGCCGCGGTAAAATTACCATTAGAGCGGCCACAGTGTCCGCCACAGTCTCGGATTTACCTGACTGACGCGAGGCCAAAGCTGTGATTTCCTCACCCTCGTTGATTACCACAGACTCGATAATACGACGAGCCAAGGGTTTTTGGTAGGCGCGCAGTTCGTGCCCCACAAGAGCAGTCATGAACAGCATAATTTTATCAATTAGCTGATTTACAAACTCACGCGATAGTTCGTCTAAACCATCGTCGTCTTCAGGGTACTCGTCAACCTCACTTTCAAGGCTTTCATCTAGCTCTTCAAAGTCATCAATATCGCTCATTTAATACACCTTAAAATAAAGTAACCCTGAGCCAACATGACTCAGGGTTACTAAGCGCCACACGGGAGAGAAGGAAGGTTGGCATACCCATAGTAACACAAATAAATATTAAACTTTACAAATTTGCGTGTAATCTTTTATTTATTTCATTAATTACCGCGTGTAGTGCCTCTGCTCCGTCAGTTAATTCCTTAATAGCCTCAGGAGTACGTACTCTTTCATAGATAGCTAAGAGTCTTCCAAGCTCATAAATAGCTTGGTCAGCCCATACAGCAAGGTCTCCTGTAGGAATACGCTTAACTCGTTTCGCTATTTTTTCAGAGAATGGCTTATCCCAAGATTTTTTGCGAGGAAACTTTACCATTTACGAATCTCCTTAGCCTCAGCTTTTTTAGACGTAAATATTTTACCTAGGGCTTCATCTTCGTCTACAGGGTTTCCCCAAAGGCCCACGGCATACCCACGTGGAACAAACGGCACCCAGAACACTACGCATACAGAGCTTTCTCTATACGGGTGCTCAGTCTCTTGGCTCCAGCCCCATTCAAATAAAGGGAGTACTGGGTGTTTTAGTTTAATAGTGTCTGCGTATAGTGATCCAGTTGATATCAATTAATTTTCCTTTTTGCTCGGATACATATAGTTTGCGAAATTTTTAGTGTGTGCCATCTGAACTACACGGTGTCTAGGCATAGCGCTAATATCAGCTGGTCCCATATCAGGCCATGTGTCTAGTCCAGAATCTCTAAGGAACTTGCCTTTGGATTGGGCCGATACAAAGCTATACCACATATCTTCTGGTACGCCTTTGTACTCCCACCAAGTACCGTCTCTAAATACAACTACTAATGTATTTTCTTTAAAGTCATAGCCAGCTCGAATAGTTCTTGGCCTAGAAGGGTTTGAGGAAGTAGTCACTGAGATAGAAGGGCCACCTTCGTCTACAGTCTCAAAACTAGTGTCTTCCTCAGGATCAACTTCTTGTAATAAAGTATTAAGCCAGTCTGACGCAGTAGTAGGGCTGTTTAAATAAGTGTTGCCCCATTTTTTAGTAGGGTTTTTTGATCCCTGATTTATACTTTCCCAATCAGGCACCCCAGGTCTTTTAGCCATTAGTCTCCACAGGTATGAGGCTTTAGTTCGCTCTCAATTAGTTTAATAGAACATTTTTTGCAACGGAATAGCTTTTGTGGTTTAAAACCATTTTGGGCTGTAGCGCCCTCCGCGAAGTCAGAGCCGTCTTCCGGCATCTCACTTGCGTAGTCATAGTTAATCTCAGGCTCAGCAGTTACATCGTAGTCAAACGGAGTTTCATCGTCAGGGTAATACACGTGCTTTGGCACGGGATGTCCTTGATAAGTTTGATGAGTAGTTATCCGCATTAAACTATAATAACAGACTTATTTACCAGTCTCTATAATGTGCTGGTCAAACTTGCCTTCTAGGCTAGCCAAGTCAACTTTTAAATTCACTAAGTCTTTCCTAATGTGGACAATGTCGTCCCTTAGAGAAGAGCCGTGGTTTGGCTTAAGCTCTGACAAATAATTTTTAACAATCTCGTTAACTATTTTTGTAGTATGCCCGCCTATTAATTTAGCGGAGATAGTTCCAACAAGAACGATTACTGTGCACAAAGTAGAAATGAGGGCGGTTAATTGTGTAGTATCCATTTGGTCCTATTATCGGGTGCCCCACCAATTGGTGCCAGGCTCGGAGTAAGAAAAAGTTTGTGGCTTTTCCTTTTGATTCAGATAAATTCTACGAATTCCAAATCGTGTATCATTTATCTGTACTGGTTTAAATAATGCTTTTTTAAACTCAGATTCTCTTTTTATCCCTGCCATCTTCCCCACTCTTTCATATGAGTGGGTATTCCAGGGACAGTAGGACCTACAGCCCTCGTAAGGGCGTCTGTAAACTCGCTAGAGCGGGCTACGGGGTAATTAGTGCGTTCGTACACGTCGGTAGAGGTAATGGCCCCTGAGCGCTTTGCTAGAGGGCCATTACGGCGTATATCTATTTTGAGGCTAGGCATTACTCAGTAGGAGCAGCGTAAGATTGGGCAGCTTTATTTTGGCGATTTTGGGCAGCAGAATTACCCGTAGCAGACCCAGTAGAGTAAGAACCAGCTGCTTTACTCTGGCGGGTTATGGCTCCCGCAGCAGGGGCCTTTTTAGGGGTAGAACCAGCTGCAACAAACTTTACAGGGGTTCTGTCAGCGCCTGTTCTAGTAGCAGACGAATTGCGCCGTCTAGCAGCTGGAGATACGTTGTCTTGCTGTTTTCCAGCATTTGTAGCAGCGCTTCTATTAAACTTAATGCTGTGGCTACCTGTACCGTGGTGAAAACCTACCTCAGCCACAGAACCTTTTTCGGAGCCTAACAGGCTGCCTACGCCCGCAGTTGTGTTTTCAACGCGAGACTTTTCTAAAGCTAGCTGGCGTGTGTGAGCACTTTCCTGCGACTTTTCATAACGAGCGTGGTCTTCGTCAGTGTATCCAGTTTGGCTCTTATTACGTCCAAAAATACTGCCGCCTCCTCTGTTGCTTTCGCTGCTGCTTCCGCTATCTCCAGCAAGTTTTTTGCCTAAAAACATATTGGCGCTAAATTGCTTAGCCCAAGCACCGCTGACTTTATCGTCGCTTGCTGCGTTTCTTGCGTGAGCGCCCTCTATGTTATTAATAGCCATATGTAAATTGTATTTCTTTTAATGAGAATTAACTTATTAAATAAAAAAACCCCGGCCAATTAGCCGGGGTTTCTTTATTCAGGGTATTAGGCCCAGAGTGTGTATGTTAGTGCAGCGTTAGCAGCTGTGCTCTGTGTTCCAGCAGCAACTGACTGGTAGTGAACCGTTCCAGACTTTCCAACTACAGAACCGCTTGTAGCAGCCAAGACAGTTGTCACAGGGGTAACGATTGCGAAGTTCAACGCGTCAATTCTGATAACTGTCGCATCTCCGTTCACGGTAGCGTCTGTGCTGGAGATAACGATTACGTCACCAGTTTGTAGACCGTGACCACCAATTGTTAGGGTTTCAGAGGTTACTGTACCAACTGCAGCACCGTCGAAGGTGATAACACCTGTCGAGTAGTTAACAGCAGTAATGTTACGAGCAGGTGTGATGGTTGTCGAAGCAACTGTCTGACCAACCTTCACAGCAGCAATCGCAGTACCCGAAGCACGAGTCACAGCGTTAGCTGAGCCTGAAGCTACGATGTCAGTGATTGCCTGTGTGCCTGTCAAAATTGCAACGTTAGTACCAGCTGTACGCTGTGCCTTTGACAAAGTGATTGTCGAAGTAATTGCAGGAGTAGCAGCAGTGAACGAGCCTGTGAAACCGCGGTCACGGATTGAGTCCGTAGCAGCTGCAACCGTCTGTCCGATGATAACTGGAACCTGTGGGTAGTAAACGCCTGCTACAAATCCGCCATCGACGTTAGTCAAAGCAGCTGCATACTCAGCCTTACCAACCTGGCCAGTTAGCGAGACACCCGAACCTACGGCACTAGTTACTGTGAAAGTTGTAGCATTAGCGCTAGCAACAGTCGCAGCCGATAGGTTGAAAACACCATTGGTTAGTCCAGTGATGTTTACCGAGTCACCAGTAACGAAGGTGTTCTGCGATGTGTAAGTAACAGTTGTACCGTTACCCGAAACTGCAGTAACAATAGCGTTACCTACACCAAAGTTAGCCTGCGCTGCAACTCCATTACCTGCAATAGTGGTTCCATTGACGATACGGAATGTCAGGGTGTCAGAGTTTGACAATGACTGTGCCGAGCTTAGGGTTACAACAGTGTTGACTACAGCAACAACAGTTACTACTCCAGAGATGTTAGTTCCAGTAACGTTCATACCAACTTTGATAGCGCCGTTAGCAGCTGCCAAAGTAACAGTAGAGCTAGCGCTAGTTGCGCCAGAAACTGTACCTGTAGTGCTAGGGTTAGCGATCAAGAAGCCAGTTGTGCTAGCAGCGATGACCGATGCACCTACAACGTTGAACGCTGGGTTAGACAGACCAGTTACAGTAACTGAGCTACCTGCAGCAAGGTTGTTATAAGCGGTGTACCAAACGTATAGGTTTGGCGTACCTGCAGCGTCAGCACAGACGGTAGCACCAGTAACAGTGAACTTTCCTGGGATTAGGTTAGGGTATGTGTAGTACGAGGCAGTTGCAATACCGTCAGCAGTAGGGGTAACGTAGTTAACACCGTTAACAGTGCTGACTACTGAGCCCTGGTTTAGACGTGAGCTTGACGACTTAGTGGTGTCAGACCAGTTGCGGTCAGCAACCAAAGCCAACGAACCTACAAGGCTCGACTGAGCTGCAACACCAGTATCAGTTGAGTCACCGCTCCAACCAATGCTGCTTGCGACAACAAATGTAGTTGTCGAAGGAACAGCAATGACCTTAACTTCCGAAACATCGTAAGGGTAGTAAGTAACAGTTCCAGCTGTTAGAGCAGCAAGCGACGAGACTGTTACGTCCTTTGAACCAATGTTGTTCGTGGTGAACGACACGCTCTGGCTAGATAGCTTGATGTTAGTCTTGCTTGCAGAGCCTAGTGATGTATAAGCGCCATTAGGTGAAGTGCCATAACCTGCTGGGGTTGTGCTCGATAGGATAACAGGGCTTCCAGGTGCAATGAAGTGAGTACCAGTAGTACAGCTGTTAGTTAGTAGAGTTGCGTCTAAAGTACCGCCGCTAATAGTTGCAGTTGTCGAATAAACAGGCTGACCAGCAGACTGAACAGTTGCACCGCTGAAGTCAGTGGTTGGAGCAACGGCTACTGTGAAGGTCTTGTTTGTGGTGTCAACTGTGAGGATAGTGTTACCGTTAGGGGCAAATGCGCCTGTACCAGCAGTCTTAACCAAAACCATACCGACCTGTGGTACAACGGTTGGACTGTTGGTGTAGATGAAGGTAGTTGTACCGGCTGTGTTAGACACGGTAGTAAGTGCGCTACCAAATGGTGTACCAGCAGTTGCGTATGAACCAGTGCTTACAACATCGCCAACCTGTAGACCGTGAACAGCGTTCGTGGTGAACAAGATAGTACCAGTAGATGGTTTAGAAGCTCCAGTGACGTAAGCTGACTGAACACCAGCACCACCAATGTTAGCTACACCAGCAGCAACGCGGTCATCATTTGGCTGCATTGGGAAGTTACCCCAAGCTAGGTCAACTGATACGTTAGAGCTTGCAAGAGTCCAGAATGTAAGGGTAGTTCCAGAAGTGATGGTGAACGGAGCAGTTAGAACTAGCGAAGTCGAGCTGATCGACGAAACGAAAGTGCCAGCTGTGATACCTGCACCAGAAACAAGCTGACCAGCAACGATATTGGCGTTAGCGGCAGAAAGTGTTACAGCAGTGCTAGCGGTGGTTGTACCGTTAAGGACAGCAGTTGTAACCTGAGCATAAGGAGACGAGAAGGTAAGAACAGCGCCATTTACAAAAGTAGCTGGGTTGCTAAGGGTAAGAACCAAGCCAGAAACGCTAATAGCGGTAATTGTGGTTTGGCTTACGATACCGTTAGCTTGCTGTACGCCAGGACCAGTTACTACCTGACCGACGAATAAGTTTGTGTTTGTAGCTGAGATAGTGACGCTGGTGCTAGCATTAGTAGCGCCGTTCACAGTCGCAGTTGTGTCTATAAGAAGCGTACCGCTATCAGCGATGTCTCCTAGTGTATTCAGAGCCATTTAAGGCCTTTCTCTAGAGTTATTTTTAGAAAGCGCGTGATCGGGACGCCATAATTAAGTATCTAGCTAAATCAGAAATAATTAGGCGTAAACTCAAACTTTTAGTTAAAAAGGAGGAGTGTCGTCTTTATTAGTGGTGTGGTCTTTAGGCGCCTCAATGGACTTGCCCTGCTCCCACTTCATCTCATCAATCATCTCAGGAGTGGTCGGGTGGTGCCACCATTTAGGGGCTCCGATAACCTCACCGGGACGGTTAGACTTTCCAGTCTCAAACTCTTCTCTGCGTGACATTACTTCTTGCTTTCGTGGTCTCCGGGCTTACCCGTCCAAAAAGGGTGATTAGGGTCAGACAAGTCTACGTGAGTAGTTCCAGTAAATGGGTCTTTAACCATACTAACTCCGGCCTTGTCAAACATACTTTCTAACTTAGTATACTTTTCGCCAGACTTGCCAGATTCGAACTCTTCTTTACGAGACATTATTTGTCGTTTTCCTTTTTGCCTGCGCGACGCTTGTTTTCCTTAGCGACATTCTTGCTCTTTGAAAGCGCGCGTAGGTTGCTGGTCTTGTCATCAGAGTGGTTATTGTTCTTGTGGTCCACTTCTGTGCCCTTTGGCAATTTTCCGTGAGCTTGCTCATACTTATAGCGAGCTGCGGAAATAGAAGTACGTGAACCATCTTTATTCAAAATAGACATCATTGGACGACCGCCGTTTTGCTTAGAGCCCTTGAATGGGCCGTAAACCTTCTTGCCGTCTTTGCCACTACCTGCGAGAGTAGAGGCTTTTTTCTTAGGGGCTGGCTTCTTAGCAGCAGTCATAATTATTTCTCCTGGCCGTAGTCAAACTTAGCAGGCTGTCCAGAAGTAGCGCGCTTAAGAGCATCTCCGCTAACTGGTCCTTTGGCGTCCTTGACTTTTCTGTTACCCTTAGCGGCTTCGCGGGTGCCCATCTCAGACTTATTGTTTTCAATCCCACGCTCAGCAGCGAGACGAGTTTCAAAAGTACGGCCTGTCTTACCTGGCCCAAGGGCTTGCTGGGTTAAGTGGCCTTGTGCCTTTTTAAAAATTTGGCGGTCGTTTGGAATCATTATTGACTACTTCCGTAAGGGGTCTGAGCGACGTTGGTCGCATTAACAGATACATTGTACCTTCCAACAGCTCCCCTTGGCCCAGTAAACATACGATCGTTTATTCTTCGGGCACCCATTACATCAAGCCCTAAAACGGCATTATTATTGGTGAATACACCCAGTACGTCGTGTAGCTCTGGTGCGCGGCCTTGGTGGAACTCGCTAGTTAGGCTGTTGCTAGCGTGGAGTCTGCCAGCCATTATTTACGGTGCTCTAACAGACTTCTGTTGATACCGAATGCAGGGATTCTTGTAGGTAACTCTCCACCTACGGATTTAGCCCAGGAGTCGCCAGAAGGGGTGCGGATATCTCCGTGAGATACAGGACCCTCGGCTCCACCTCGGCCAGCTGCAAAGTTAGCGAGACGATACATTGTCTTTGCTACTCCTTTACGTTTGGAATCTTCTTGAGTTTCGATGTGGTGGATTTTATTTCCTGAGACATCAAGGATGCCAATATTCTGCTTACCCTTATACATACGAATAGTTTGCATACCACTTTTTGGGAACATATCCTCCATAGTGACTGAGGTGGCTCCGCTTGGGTGGTCGCCCATCATTAGGTGAGTTGTGAACTTCTCATCTGATGCTTTTTTTGGGTGGTAGTGAGGGTCATTAAGCGGGGAGCTACTAGTAGGGTCAGCAGCTCGCTGAGCTTGCCCTTCTTCAAATGCGTCGTTCCTACTCATTTATGCCTTCTCGTGATACTTGCCTGGCTTGCCTGCTTTTTTCCTAGCAAGAGCGTCGCCGCTGACTTCGGTTTCAATTCCGAACTTATTGTGCAGTTCTTTTAGTTCTGCTACAGGAGTCTTGTGAATATTTCTAGTTCCTAACTCACGATCATTTTCGTTACTCTTCGCCATAAGACCTGGCTTGAATATACCATTAGTGTAGTTAGCGCGGGCACTCTCATCCAGGGCTCTATCGGCCATTCTAGCTCTTAGCTTGTCTTCTTGGTAGCTGTGTTTAATCTGCGGGTTTTTAGGTTCCATTTCTCTATTATGGGTTAAAACCAGGAAAAAGTCTTGATAACTGTTCGTTACATAATCGTTACCTAAAAACTTGCGTATTGGCTCTCTAAGGGCGGCGCAGCAGACACAGCTACTTCCACTCTTCCAATCAATTCGTATTATTCTATTAAAACAAAGAAATCAAATAAATAGTTAGAATTGCATACCGCTGCGCCGCGATCAGCTTCCCAGGCAATTCCCAGGAAACTCTCAGAAACAGCTACCCCCGCCACCCCCGCTACCCCCTCCAAAAGGCTACTGCCTAACTTTTTTTACCCTTCAGTCGTATCTGTGCACTGGTGCGATTGTTCACCTGCTGTTCACTTAAGGGTACCCCCCTGTTAACCTTCGTCGATTAGGCTAGGGCTATGCCCAGATAGGGCGGTTCAGAAATAGATAGGGATTCATTATGTCGCTTCACCCAGAAACCGTGATGATGCTAAATGCTTTTCAAAAAGGCATCGAGTACAGCATTGAAGAACTAAAGAAAATAGTTTGTTTTGACGCTTCAAAGATGCACGAAGAACTAGCCGACCGCCGTTTCCTTTATCCATCTGCTGTGGGATACTGTGAGCACCACGGTGGTAAGTGCTCAGACATCTTGAGACTAATCGCTGAACTAACACGGCTTTTGCCAGAATCCGAGTAGCAACCAAACATCGGGGGCTAGGGAATCCTAGCCCCCACCACTCAACCTAAGGAGCATCATGAAATACATTATCCGCCGTTTCTTTTTATCACTGCTAGTTATGCCATTCGTGTTTGCAATCTACCTAGCCGTTTATTTTGTTCTATCAATGCTCACGCCATCACCTAGTGGCAACCTAGAAATCGCAATCAGCAATCTGCCAGCAATCGGGGCCACGGTTATCACTGGTGTAACATTCATGACAAACATCAACCGCTGGTTAGACAGCAAGTAATCAAGTGGGGGGCGCAAGCCCCCCGCCCTTCGGGGTGCAAGCCCGCCGACTCAACAAAACGATCTACATACTATATGCTTCACCATAGTTTGTAGTCGTTAAAGTTGTTAGCAATAGTATTACCATTGCTTACAACTTTTGTTGAGTTGGCCGAAAGTGAACAGCTGGTGAACAGATTGATCCAAGATGAACAGTTGGTGAATCTTTAATTCATCTGTCGTTAACCTAAAAAGAGTGCATGAGAGTAGAGAGAACGCGCCAAATCTGATAGGCTGGGCGTAGCCCAGAAGAGGGCATCGGGCACCATCTAAGATAGGGACTAACACCATGAACATCATCAACGAAAACAACACCATCCACGCACTAGCAGGACGACCAACCGAGCGGTTCACCTATAAGCGCGTTGAAGTTTATGTCGTAGACGACATTTACGAAACCGAGTTCGATTCTAGGGGCGCCATGATTGAAGCGCTTTTTGTTGCTGGTTCTGACGCATTCGGGGAACTACCAAGCGGTGCTGACATTCTCAAAGTTGAGCGCGTAAGTGTCTACGGCGACAGCACCTTCGCGGTAAATGTGCTACAGGACGAATACCTTTTGGTTCACTACGATTGGGACGCTATCTTAGACGACAATGGCTACCGCATTCCTCAGAAGATGGAGGTTCACTGGAACCTAAAGACCCATTACATCGGAACGCTAGAGTAGGAGCCTAGCCCAAGATTCACCTGCTGTTCATCTAGGTGAACAGTGGGTGAATTTTTGCCGACTCAACAAAAAACAACAGCCAGCATACGCTTTTATAGGCTGGCTGTTGTTTTTTAAGTTGTTGAGTCGGGCAAGGTGAACATTAGGTTAACATTTTGATCCAAGATGAACATCTGGTGAACATTAGGTAAAGAGATGAACATTAGGTTAACGATTTGATCTAGGGGCTATTTTGGCGTTTTGAGAGTCTAAATAGGCTAGACTCATACCATACCCAAAAAGGGTTGTCCAAGTTTCACTAGCAAGATAGGGGCTAACGCCTTGCCAGAAAACAGCATGAGAACCGAAATCACCGTTTACGATACCCTAGCCTACTCGATGGCTGATTTCCGCATTGCAGTAAGAAACATCATTTGGGTCGATGGAAACATGATTCAACTTCCAACGGCCGAAGTTGAAATAACCCTTGATGGCATCGACTCTCTGATTGCCCAACTTGCAATCGCTAAAGAACTACTCGGTGAAGACTTTATTGTTCACAACAACGGCGGAATGCACGTTGATGGCGAAATGTACGATTCAATCGAGGACTACCGCGGCGGCAAAATCAGCGAGTAAAGCCAAAACCACGGGGGCTAGGGCAACCTAGCCCCCACCAAAAGTTCATCAACTGTTTACCTAAGTG